ACTGGCTCGCCGCCACCCTTCGCGCCGTCATCATCTTCCTTGCGGGAAGTCAGATTGAGCAGCGCCGATGCGGTGTACCGCTTGCCGTAGGAGATGGATGAGCCGATAGCCTGGATAGCGTTCTTGCTGCCGCTCGTGTCGGCAGGGTAGAACTTCGTGGCTTCCTCGCTGTGCCCGCCACGGTGCATAAGGATGGCGACGATCTGGACACCGCCCTGCGCGTCGGCGGGCTTGAAGGAGAGGCCGAAGCCATGTTCGGCCATCACTGGCTTGATAAGCTCGTTGACATCCTCCCAGAGGGCGTAGGATGCCTTGTTGTGGCCTTCGCCGTATTCTGGGATCACCGGCAAGTCGGGCTGCATGGCAGCGAACGCAGCCGCATACTCCGACTTGGCCCGGATGCTCTGTGCCCGCTCGTGCATGTCCATGAGCCGCTGCATCTTGTCGATGTCGACGCTCGGATCACGCGCGGCCCGCTCGATGATCTGGAAAATCGCGGCGGACTCTGATACTGGTATTGCTGGCTGTTCCGGCGTCGAAAGCGCCTGATTTGCCTGCTTGACGATCGCGTTCATGCGGCCTCCGCTTCACGTTCGAGTTGGGTCCAGAGTTCGTTGTATTCGCGCACCAGTTCGATGCGCTCGGCTCGGTCCAGGAACCGCATCAACGCGCGTTCGATTTCCAGCAGCCGGATTGATGTCGGCAACTGCGCTGGCGCTGGATATGCAGGGCGGGCGGTCACAGCGGCACCCACAGCAGAAACACCGCGAGGAAGGCGATGATCGACACCCCTCCGCAGATGTCCTGAATGCTTCCGGCAAACTTGTTCATCGTCCATTCCTCCGGGCATGCTCTGACCAATCGCCAACACTCGAAACGAGGCGGGTCCGGCGGCGCGGGACGTATTCCGAAGCAATCTCCGGCTCCGCAAAATCCACCGTCACGTCCCGGCTGATATGGTCCAGCGTCACGCGCCGGACATGGACTGCATCGATCCCGCCGAAGCAGTCGATGACCTTGCGGGCTTCCACTTCGCCGAAGCAGACCGATGCGTTCTGCGGGTCTTCCGGGTCAAATACGAGGAAGGTTTCCATCTCACCCTCCCTTACCGGGAGTAGTGGGGGCTGCCGTCACGAGAGCGGAACGGATGGCAACGGCCGTATCTCGCGCCAGCAATCCAGGATGGATTTCATCGTCGGCGGAAAGCTGCTCACCTTGGCTGTCGGTGTACCCGGTAGGATCGGCGTAGATGTCGAGGGTGTCCAGCGCCTTCCGCAGCGCCGCTACCAGTTCAGATGAGGGGCGGGGAGTGGTGGCAGGAAATGCCGTTACCAGATAATCACGGAGGGCAACGAGTTCTGAATTGGCGACTCGCGCACCACGATACTGACGAGCGTCATCTTCGTCGATCGGCTCGAATGACAGTTCTTCATCGTCAAAGATGAGTGTACCGTCACCGTTCTTGTCGAGATAAAGAGAGCCGCCTTCGAAGGCTAATGCTCGCCCGGTCCAGCCATGTTTTCCATTCTCCGCGAGATAAGCCTGCTTCTCCCCCTCGCTCCGGGCGTTGACGGGAGCGGCGGCGAGATACTGGACGATTGCCGAGCCGAGCGCGTCTTGCGGCTCGCATCCCCAAGCCATTGCATCGGCCAAGCATCGCTTCGCTTCGACGAGAGCGGTCATGTCCAGTTCGACTTGCTCAACCATTGTTCTCTCCAGTGCGGGGGCTGCCGGCTTCGGTGGGTTGGTGAAGGGCGGAACGAACAAGCTTCCCGTCGAGCAGGGCAAGTCGTTCGTCAGTCGCGCAACCCGCGCTTGTGGAGCCTTGGCTGAAGCGAACGAACACGATGCCGGCATCAACGTTCACGGAGGTGATTGGCCCTTGCTCCGGCGCGTCGCGGAACGGGTCGCGGTAGACGGCAACTCGCCCGACGAGCGGATGGTTGAAATCGACGCTCATCCGACTTCTCCTTCACCACTAGCGCTCACCCTGCGAAGGGCTTCTTCGGGTCGAATTGTGCGGGCGGGTGCGACAAGGCGACGAAGTTCGTCCCGTTCGCTTTCAACGTCGCGAAGGCGTTCGCGGCAATTCTCGTAAGCCTGACGAAGCGTCAGCGGCGTGTGCGAGTAGTGGCAATGAGGGTCGTCGCAATTCTGGTCGCATTCGGCGGGCGCAATGATTTCATTGCCCGCAGACGCTGATAGTATTGCTTCCGCTGCCTCTACCGCGCGCCAATATTCGTCGCTGCCGGGATGGTCGTCTGACATGGCGTCAACGCATGCCTTCAGGACAGCTAGAGCGTTTTCAGCGATACCTGCCCAGTGATAGGCAGCAGTTTCCCAATAATTCACTTCCCGGCGAAGTGATGACGCATCCGCCAACGATCTTTCCCCGCTCACAGCGCGTCTCCTTCTCGAATTGTGCGAAGCGCATCAGACAAGCGGGAGGCGGGCTGGCGGCTTTCAATGAGGTCAAACAAGCGCTCGAAGTTGGCGTCCGGCATGCGGAGTGCTTCATCGAAGGGCGCGCGGATGAATGCCCCGATCTGGTTCCGGTCGGAAGCCTCGGGCGTTCCCCAATTTTCATCGATGACGCCAGCAGCCCGCAGATCGTCGATTTCGATGCCGGTCAAGATGCGCATGGCATTGTGAAATTCGAGCGCGTTCATGCGGCTGCCCTCCGCGTGATTGCCCGCGCCTTCTTCTGGCGCTTGCGGGCTGATTTCTTGGCAGGGTTGGCGGGCCGCGCCTTGTAGCCGGTTGGCCTGCCGAGAATGATAGGCTCGGGCCCGTGCCTGCTCTGACGCCCCAGATCGGTGAGATACGGATACGGATCAGCCGGCAAGGAAACCGCCAGCGATCCGAGCGCGATTGAAAGAGCGGCTATTTCGAGATTGCGGGCCATCTTCATTTCCTATGGGATGAGAGCGCCGTGCGCCCCGCATCGGTCCAAGTGACCATGCTGTCTTTGAATGCTTCGAACCCGCAGCGGCCATTGACGACCCGCAGGTAGCCTTCCTTGACAGCCCAATCGAAAAACGGATTGCCCTTGATCCTCGGAGGCTCCCACGCCCGGCCTTCGCTGCGCTTCCAGCATTCGGCCAAGAGGCGGTGGAACCTTTCGATGTCGCAGGACATGACGATCACGCGACCAGTTCTGCCGGGAGAACGGCGCGCTCGATCCAGTCGGCGATCATCCGGCGGTAGTCATCGCGGCGCGGCATATCCATGGGGCCGCGAGTGCCGACCGGAAAATTGACCCGCCCCTGAATTGCGAGCGGCGCATAGGACAGGCGTCCGCCGTCGAGAACTTCGTGCGTGCAGAAGGTGATAGCCCAATGGCCCCATTCTGCTGTGCGCTTCGTGTTCATGTGATTTCTCCGTTTATGGGATGAGAGCCATCCCGGTTGTGGGGTGTCAGAAGCCGTGTTCGTCGGGCTGGCGAGGCTCGTCGCCTTCGATGAGGCGGGTGACCTGCATGGCGCCCCCGCCGCGATTTACGAGGAACATCGGGCGGGTTTTCTGGACGTGCGCCAATTCGACTTCCGAGGCGTCGTCCAACTTCAAGCCAAATTTTTCGTCTTTGATTTTTGACTCGGCGATGGCCTTTGCGGCTTCAAGGCTATCCGCCTTGAAGGTGATGCTGATTTCGCCGCGCACGTAGAACCGCGCTCTATATTCGCCGGGACGCTCGTTTTTCAGGAATGCCGCTTCGTCGATTGCCACGGTGTCGTCCTCTCTTGTTCGATGAGTGGTTCAGGCTGCTTCGGAAACCGGCAGGTCGAGCAGCGCATTGAGGCGGCTTGTCGGGATGCTCGGCAGGGAAGGAGCGACGGCCTCGTAGGGCTTGCAGAACGGAGCCATTTCGGGCCACAGTTCGATCAGGCGGGCCATGGTGGATGCCTTGGCGAGGGCGGCGGAAAGCTGGCTCTTGGCTTCGCGGTGCCGGGCTTCGATGTCCCTGAATGCAGCTTCGAGTTCAGCCCAGCGAATGGCAAGCAGGTGGTCCGCCTCATATGTCACCAGACAGCCGTTTTTGCGGTTGGTCGGGATTGACAGCCAAACGCGGTCGTCACCCTTCGTCGGCGGAAGCGACGAGTTCAGTTCGCCACTAAACCGGCCGCTCAAATTGAGATCGACGTAGGTGGTCGCAGCCTTGAAGGCTACCGAGCCGGTCGATGGTAGCCACCCGTCTGGCAGATCGTTCATCCGCTTGCGGTCAGCGGTCGAGAATACGTTGTCGTACACTGCGCGGGCGAATTTGGCGCGGTCCTTGACCAGTCCAGCCAGTTCCTTGCCGAACCTATGCCGCAGGACCGCAGCCTTGATCTCGTCCCGGATTTCGTTGGTGAGCCTTACGCTTGCCACGGTGTCGTCCTCTCTTGTTCGATGAGAGACGTTACCGCATCGGTAACACAAAGGTCAAGCAGAAAAGTGCCGGATTGGTAACAAAATTCGCAAAGGAATGGGAGGGGCCGCTACCGGCTCGGAATCAGGAGATGCGTTTTTTCAGCTTTTTGGCAACGTCTAGAACGTCTTCAAAGACTTCATCGGGCGTGCCGTCCATCAGCAGATCGAGGCTTACGCGCTCGGTCGGGCGCCGATAGAATTCGTGGGCGCCGGACAGGCCTAGGGCTTTTGCTAGGTTTTCCATTTTTATGGGGTCGAGCCGCCATTGCTCATTTGCCCAGCGCCAGACGGTGGTCCGGCTAACGCCCATTTCCTCGCCCAAGGATTCAAAGGTGAACCCCTTGGCAATCATATGCTCCTCTATGAAGAGCTTCTTCAGGATGACTTTGTTGACGCCGGTTGCCATGCCGGCAATTTTATGCCGCAGCGCAAACAAAGTATGCCACCGAGGCGGTAACGAAAGCGCTTGACGGTCGGTTACCGATTTGGTAACCAAAGGCATGCCTAGAGCCCTTCCCGAACTTCGCAAGTACCGAACTGACCGTGGCCTGAGCTGTAAGCAGCTTGGCGATGAACTCGGCGTTTCTGACGCGACGATATCCCGGTGGGAGAACGGTGAACGCTCTCCCGACCGGCAATATATCCCTGTCATTTCTGAGCTTACTGGTGTGCCTCCGCTCGAAATTGCGGGGATCGACGCATGAGCCTAATGGCAGCTCTCCCGCGCCTGCAAGCACTCGACGCAGTTCCGCATCAGGAGCTTTCCGATGATGTGCAGTATGCTTTTGGAAGCCGTCCTCGCGGCCTCCGTGTGCATGACAACCTTGCAAACGATGACTTGCTCTGTGTCCTGCCCATTGAACTGATCGACGGCGTAGACGAACCGCATCAGTCCCCCACCCAAATCGTCGACGCGGACAAGCGCTGTCGCCAGCGTGTCCGTGACAACGTAGGGCTCCACAACGGGAACCCCGTTCTGCATGTACATTTTGGTGCCTCCCAACCGAGCAATCGGTGCCTAAAAAATAGCTCGGATGGGCTATGCAACCATGCGGTTGGAGAGCCGGCAAATCACAATGTTCGTGTTCGAACACTTGGGGCTCTAATACCTTGGTATTATAAGAGTATCATTGGTTGCGCTGCGAAATTTGTCACTCGGTTGCATTGCACTGCTGACAAATCCGCCCGCCCGCTCTCCATGCGAGGTGCGACGTGAGCGCCGACCGCGAATTGAAATTGTTCGTCGACCGCGTCTTGCGCTGCCGTGAGCTTGAGGACGCGGCCAAGGACGACACCAAGGCCGTCTATGCTGAATTGAAGGCGGCGAATTACGACAAAACGACCGTCGGCGCGCTCGTGGCCGAACTGCGCAAGCAGGAGAAGAACCCCGGCAAGTTCCGGGAGAAGAACGACACCCTCGACGCCTACCGAACCGCATACGAGCGTGCCTCGCACGCGCATACACGTGAGGCCCAGCCCAATTCGCCGCAGAGCCCGGACGTTGTTAACCCGGTTGCTCACGCCAAACCTGCGCCCGCCGAGAGCAAGGGCGGCACAATCTCGGCACCCATTATCGAGGCTGCGCGTGAGATGCGCGCCCGTGTCGGCGAGTTCGTCGACGAACATATCACCCAATCGCGCGAGGAAAACTCCTCCCTTCCGACCGCGAAGCCCGAGGATGACGACCTCCTCCCCGTCTCCTCGGGCACCCTTTCCCCCTCGGCCTCCCCAGCCGAGAAAGCGCCAGAGCCACCTCCCCAGGTTACCCAAGGCTCTGGCGCACCCATTCAGAAATCTGGGCTCTGCGATACAGAGTCGATCCCCGCGATGGCAGCGCTCGCGGCAGATGAAAGCGCGGCTGCGGATGCAGCGAAAGCTGAAACGATGGCCGGGTCTGCATCCGCCCCCATTCCAGACGAAGCAGTCCCGGCTTTCCTCCGCAAGGATCATGAGCCGACAAACCCCTCATGCCAGAAGCCAGCGACCTGCAAATGGGCGCGGTCAATGGCGTCATGCTCGATGTGCGCGCAAGCCGCGATCAAGGCGAGGGCTGCGTGATGGAGTGCAAATTCGTCGTTGGGCAGAAGGTGGTGTGCGTAGATGCAGACCCAGGAGACGGATACATCGGATGGGCCGATGACGGGCCTGTTGAGGGGCATGTCTATACGATTACCAGCGTCCACGATCATGATGGAGATCTTGTAGTTTGGCTTGCTGAGATTGAACGACACCCCATGGCGCGAAGGCTTTGGGGGGAAGAATGCGGATATGCAGCGTGTCGCTTCCGCCCCGTCGTGACCCGCAAGACTGATATCTCCATCTTCACAGCGATCCTGAACGGTCATCGCATCCCGGAGGATGCATGAGCCCGTCGATCATCATTCACAGCTATGCGGCGGCCCGAGCAGACTGGCGGGGACGAACCCAAGCTTACCCTCGCCCCCGCCAGAAGCCCGCGAGAGGCCGCGAGCATTCCAATTTCCAATCGCCGGGGCGCAGTAGCGCGCTCTGCCGGTGGCCGTCTTTCTCCCGGCGTCAGGCGGTCGGTGTGGTGGCCTATCTCAACACCGGGACACTGACCGCCATCACCAATTTCGTCGGAGCCGTTTTGAGGCCGCTCCGAAGCCTTCTTTCTTCGCTCGTCAATTGTGTCCAGCAGCCGACGAGCGGCCTGTCCTATAGATTCAAATCCTTTGCTGTCTCGCTGTTCCATGTCCCAACAAAAGCATGGAGCAGCAAGCGTGAAGCGCAAAGAATTACTGTCAACGGAGCAAAAAGTTATGAGTAGCGCCGCCGCCGACGCGACGGTCATGTTGCGTAAAATGGTCGAGGACGAGACGCGAGGATGGGGCGAGAAGCCGGACGCGATCCGCTCAATAGCCCGGTCCTGCAAAGCGACATTCTGGACCATCAACCGCATCCTGATCGGACGCACGAAGAGCATAGACGCTGACCTTCGCGACCGCATTCGGGGCGCGTTCGTCAATCATTGCCGGGAGCACGCCGCAAGGCTTCTGAGGGAGGCTGAACTAGCGGCAGCTAAGGACAAGGGGAATGACGATCTACGAACTGTTGCGGACGAAATTCAGGCTCTGGTGGCTCGGCTGGAAGCTGCGAAGGGCAACACGGAAGGGGCGAGGTGAGTGATGGCCCGCTCTGGTATCTCACGAAAGACGGCGATGCTTCCTGCTACGCCCTGTTCAGGCGCCACTATTCCTGCCGCAACAAGCGCCCGCGCAACGGCCTCTTCGTTGGCCCTGGGGACAAGATCGTCCTTCGAAACGACGAAGGCACAGCAGTCTTTGTTTGGCGCCGAGCCGAATATCGGGCGGACGGGCAGGAAGGCGTCGAATGCACGCTCTTCCGAAACGAGGGTAAGGCGCTCTCGTCGGAGCTTGTCCGACAGGCTGACAAAATCGCTGATCACGTCTGGCCTGGTAGCCGGCATTACACCTTCGTCAGTGCGCCAGACATCCGGTCTAGCAATCCGGGATTTTGCTTCATTGCCGCTGGCTGGCGTCGATGCGGGAAGTCCGCACGAGGTCTGCTCCTGCTCGAGCGCCTAATCCAATCCCTCCCTTACCCCTAGAGGGGAATACAAACGTGCAAACTGTCGCAGCGCTCTTTGTCGAAACCGATGGTGCCTATTTCGGGCTACCTGGTATCGACGCATGGGATATCCGGCGAGACGCGCGGCTTTATGCTGGACCGTATCCTGTCATTGCGCATCCACCTTGTCCGCGCTGGGGGAAGCTCTGGGCCGGCCAGCCATTGTGGATCAAGCGTACCGGCGAGCGCAAGCAGAAGGGCGATGATGACGGCTGCTTCGAGTCGGCGCTGAACAATGTGCGGCGCTGTGGCGGCGTTCTTGAACATCCATGGGGCAGTCACGCCTGGCCGCATTTCGGACTGAACACGCCTGAGCGTGCCGGCGGGTGGATCATGGCCGATTTCGTTGGCGGATGGACCTGCTGCGTCGAGCAGGGGAGCTACGGCCATTATGCCCGGAAGCCGACATTGCTCTATGCGTTCGGTGTCGAGCCGCCGTCTCTCAGATGGGGCTACAGCTACGCCAGACTGGACCCGGCTGTCGTTGAACGCATGGGGCTGAAGCGCGCCAAGCGCCTCGGTGAAGTCGGCGCCAAAGGTGGCGGCACTGATAGCACGCCCCGCATCCACACCCCGACACCCTTCCGCGACATCCTCATCGACATGGCGCGCTCGGCATCGGTGCAATGCGCGAGGGCAGCCTGATGTACGACCCTGACCCAGACTTCAAGCCATATGCCGGATTGCCCGAGCCCGGACCAGACAAGCGCATCCTCCGCATCATTGTTGGAGGGCTGATCCTCATTGGCGTTGGCTGCTTTGCATGGGCGTGGCTCGCATGAGCGACGAATACGATCCCCAGCAGGACGGCATCGGCAGCTATTACGCCGCCATAGCTGACAAGCGCGCTCGCGGCTCTATGGGAGATTGGGAGAACCCGATCAAGCGCGAGGTCGTCATTGGTGATTGCAGGCTTCTGCTGGGGGATTGCCTAGCCATCATGCCGACACTTGGCAAGGTAGGCCACGTAATTTCAGATCCGCCTTATGAGCAGGCAATGCATGACCTTCACCAGACGGCGGTATTCCGCCGGACTGACGGTGGCGCCGAACGGAAGCACTTCACATTCTCTGGCATCGACGCAATGCGGCCTGCTCTGCTCGATGCTATCGAATCGCAGTGTCTTGGTTGGTTTCTGGCCTTCTGCACAGCAGAGGGTGTCGGCGCATGGCGCTCTGAAATCTTTGGGAAACGGAAAATCAAGTTCAAGACGACGTGCGCATGGATTAAGCCAGACTGCGCGCCGAAACTCAATGGACAAGGCCCTGCGGTCGGCTACGAACCGTTTATCACGACGTGGGCGGGGAGCGGGGTTGCAAAGTGGAATGCAGGCGGGAAGCGCGGTGTGTACCGCCACAATGTCAACCCGCCAGATCGGCATGGTGAGCATCCGACTGAGAAGCCGTGGCGGCTTTTTGTCGAGATCCTGAATGACTTCACAAACGCGGGGGATACCATTCTCGACCCCTTCATGGGGAGCGGATCAACAGGCGTTGCCTGCGCCAAAATTGGGCGCGGCTTCATCGGCATCGAGATCGACGAGGGCTATTTCAACATAGCCTGCGACCGCATCCGCAAAGCCTACAGCCAGCCCGACTTCTTCATCCAGCCCAAGCAGCCTGAACCTGTTCAGGAGGGCTTGCCGCTATGATCCGCTACGATCTCCCGTACCCCCCTACAACGAACAACCTGTTCGTCAACGGCGCCAAAGGCCGCTTCAAGTCGAAGGCGGTGAAGGCATGAAACTGACATGTCAAGAGTGCGGCGTTCAGACAGAACGAGGCGGGCAGTTCGCCAAATACTGCCTCAACTGTAGCGAGGCCAAATCTGCGGCCCGGAAAGCTGCATGGACAGAAGCTAACCGGAGCCGCCAGCGGAAATATAATCGAGATGTTGCGACCGCTCTGAGGCCGGCCAGGAAGTCAGCCATCATACAGGCTGGAAAGCAGCTTTCGGTGAAGGAAGGCATCTCGTTTGATAGGCCGACGCCGGAGTTTGATTGGGTCGTCAGGTTTCGCGTGCCTTTTACTCAGGCGGTTTCCAAGAACCACATCTATGGCTTGGGCCATCATGTTCATAAGCGCAAGGAGTCACGCGACATTGAGCAAGTGATAGCTCTCGCAACCAAGGCCGCAATGCGGGGCATCACGATAGCGCAGAATAAGCTTTGGGTGGGATTGATCGTGGAGAAGGCGAACCACAAAGGCGATGGCATCAATGTTGTCGATCTTGTCTGCGATGCCCTGAAGGTCGGTGTTGGGTTGGATGATCGTTGGTTTTGCATCGATTTCCTCGACTGGCGCATCAACAAGAACAATCCAGAAATCTTCATTCAGCTTGGCCAGGAAAGTGCGGAGTCATTGCAGGCTTGCTCCCACTGCGGGCGTCTGCTGCCTTTCAGCGCCTTTGGCAAGCACAAGGGCAATCACAACGATCTTTCAAGAGCATGCAAGGAATGCCGATCATTGGCTAACACCATTGTCAAAAGGACGGGGGCGGCAGCATGACCACAAGCCAAACCCCGTACCTTTTGGTGATGGCAGCGAGGCAGGCCATGCAGGTGGCCGGCGGCGACATGATTGCCGCCCAAACGGCGCTTATGCGCCTGTTGGCTACCGACCAAGACCTACAGGAATACGTCTCCATCATCGCAATCTCCGAGGTGGCGATGGAGATGGACCAGACCATTGGCTATCCGGTTGGTGAAGCCTGATGACCAAGAAACGCTGGTTCCGCTTCTATATCGACGCCTGGCTGAACGGCACGTTCGGCCTGACGCCGAATGAGATTGCGGCCTACGTCACGATCCTCTGCGAACTTTATGACCACGACGGGTTCTCCAAGCCAGATATGGACTTGCTGGCCCGCCGTTGCGGTATGCGGCCAACATCATTTCGGAAGGCTTTGGACGTGCTGGTCAAGCGCGGCAAGCTCACCCTTGAAGGTGATTTCGTCACCTCCAAGGCGGTCTCCGAAGAGATCAAAAGTCGTGAGAAACTCGGTGATAAGTCCGTAGAAAGTCGGATGAAACGCATCGAGAAAGATAATGAAATCAAGGAAATTCGCGCAAAACTACCCTCTAATATAGAATACAGAAAAGAGAATAAGAAAACCTTAGACATAGTACCAGTGTCCAAAGCGCAAGGCTCTGGAGGTGACGCTAGTCGTCCCGATCCGAACAAATCATCAGCAATCGAAGGCTTTCTGAAGCGCAAGGCGATTTATGCCCGCGCCAAATGAAGCCAGCAAGCAGCAGAGTGAGGCGTGACCATGTCCAGACCGTGTAAGCTCGACCCGAACACCCGCGCCCAGATGGCGAAGGACTATCGAGCGGGAACACCATGCTCGGAGGTTGCCCGACACTACGGGGTGAGCATGTCCTACGTCATCAACGTTTCGAAGGATTGGCAGACCCGGCAGCAGATCAGGGCGCTGCATAACCTGACGCAGCAGGTCCGCAAGCGGACTGTCATCGATCCGCCGCCGATCGAGATGCCTGAGCCGCCGCATTTGTATCGTTTGGCGCCCATCTCCATACAGCACGGAGAGCGCAAGCCATGAGCGCGCCGAGCCTCCGTGTTGCCGCTCAATGCGAAGGCAAGCAGTCGTTCCTATGCTTTGCCGAGGCTGAACGGATTGCGAAGAACGTCAGGCGCTATCGTGAGGAACGAGTTCATCCCTATCGCTGCCGCATGTGCCAGCACTGGCATGTCGGCGGCTCCGGCCCAAGGCTGAAAGATCGAGGATACTGAATGGCGAAGGCCAAGAAGGCGGCAGAGATGGTTCCAGGATTTGACGGCGCCGAGATGATCACCACTCGCGTCAAGATCACAGCAACTCGTTGGGAAGGACGCCCTCTGCGCTGCCGACCCGGAACGTTCGAATGGCGCTATGGTCGGGAGAATGCCGATAGCTCACTCTACCATGCTGGCATTCACTTTGCCACGCTATGGGAGAAGGCAGGCACCGCAGCGGCTTCGTCGCCCGATCTTGGACGTGAAGGAACTGGTCAATGGAAAGGCATCCCGGTTACGCGGCTTGAAGCCATGCAGAAGATCGACGCGGCCCGACAGGACGTTGGCAAGTGGGGCGCGGCTCGCCTCGTCGACTATTGCGTGATGGGCACGCCAGCGCCAGAGATTGCCCGGAAATACAAGACGGACGAACGCGCCATGGCTTTCATCCTCGAGGCCGACCTGAAGGCGTGTGCTGTGCATTTTGGATACCTGTGATGGAATACCCGCACCTCAAAGATGAACGAATGCGGATGTCGCGCGTCGATTGGGACGCTTGCATGCCACAACAAATTGCATTGGAACAATATGCGTATGAACGGCGCATGGTGGCGCTTCGGATGCGTGATGCTGGCTTCAAGTTCAGAGACATAGGTGAAAGGTTTGGCGTTGGCGCACATCGGGCGTGGATGTTGGTGCAAATAGCTGAACGGGCGCGGAGAAGGGGGCAACTCTCGCCGGCTGAGGCATTCTTCGGCGGCAGAGAGAAACATCTCATCACTCGCGACGATAAGCGGCTGGTTGTCAAGGCGGTTCTCCACAGCGAATGGCCCAGACCGCGCCCGCGCCGGAATAAGGATTGACTTATGTAACGAAACCCCCTATGCGTTTCGATATCGGACGTTTTGCGTCCCCCCGGCCCGCCCACAGAGGCGGGTTTTTCATTTTCCCCAGACAGGCAAGCCCGATGCTGCGATCCCCGCTGCGCTCGCCTATCCGGGCGCCCTCACTCTGGCTCAACTTCACGCCAGCCGCGCTTGGTTCCGATCTCCTTGCATGGTGGGACTCGTCCACCGGCGTTGCCCTCTCCGGCGCATCGGTAACCAGTTGGACCGACAAGGTTGGCTCTCTCGCCCCAGCACAAGGCACGGCAGCAAGCCAGCCGCAATATTCAGCGACCAGTTTCAACGGCAAGCCTGGCATCTCGTTTGACGGAACTGCCGATCATCTGACCGTGTCAAGCGTAGGCTCGTTGCCGACCGGCACGGCACAGCTTGATATGTATGCAGTGGTTGATCAGCAGGCCACCGACACGACGGCCAGGCGCCTTTTCGGATATGGCGCTGGTAACGATGCGCAATCGTGCGGTCTATTCCGCCGCATCACCAGCAGCCAAAGCTTTTTGGCGGCCTATGCTTCAAACGGGACGTCGCCATTCCCGACCAACGCGCCGGGCCTATTCACCGGTCGCACAGCCGGCGCGGGATTTGTCAGGGCGGATAGTGTCCAGTCATGGCAAAACGGGGGGTACTCGGCAATCGTTGCCGTAGTCCCAAATGTGGCGACTGTTCGCACTGTGATCGGCACAAACACGGCGATGACGCTTTTCCACCAAGGCGTCATCCGAGACATCATCGTCACGGCACCGCTCAATTACGGCAGGCGCGAAGCAATGCTCAACTTCATCCAGTCAAGGGTCACAGGCTGATGGCAATCGTCACAGGAACATTCTCCGGCACAGGCCAATCGGCAGCCATTGCCTTTTGCCACGGTGTCATCAGCATGGATTTCAGCGGCACCGCCTCAGTTGATGTTGAGGAGCAAATCCCTACCACCGGTAGCTGGATCAAGATCGTCACCGGCATCACGGCTGACTATCGCCAGAACTACGACAGCCCGGTCATCCGCACATTGCGCCTCAACTGCACAGCGTACACCAACAACGTCGAATATTCGATAGAAGCGGTGTAAGGCGTTCAAAGCGTTAGGTGAATTTAATGGCCGGGCGCCCTCCAAAGGAAAAATCCTTCGCCAACATGCTCAATATCGCCATTCATGAGGCGAACGATAAGGGTGTGACGAAGCTTCGCGAAGTCGCCGATGCTCTGGTCAAGGAAGCAGTCGGCGGCAACGTTATCGCGATCAAGGAAATCGCCGACCGCCTCGACGGCAAGGTTCCGCAGGCGGTCATAGGCGATGACGAAAGCGACCCCATCAACTTCGTAGCCGAGATCAGGCGGACAATTGTCAGGCCAGCGGGTTCTTGACCGGAATGTGGCTGGCGTTTTCGAGCCGCTGCTTGAACCGAACCGTTACAAGGCTGCTCACGGCGGGCGAGGCTCCGGCAAGTCGCATTTCTTCGGTGAGCAACTCATCGAGGATCACCTGGTTGAACGTGGCCTGCGTTCGGCTTGCATTCGCGAAGTCCAGAAGTCGCTCAAGGAATCGGCAAAGCGGCTTCTGGAGGACAAGCTGGAAGAGTTTCGGCTTGGCGAGGCGGATGGCTTCAAGGTCTTTCGGGAAGTAATCTCCACCCCCGGCGATGGCGTGATCATCTTCCAGGGCATGCAGGACCATACAGCGGAGTCGATCAAGTCGCTGGAAGGATTTGGCAGGGCATGGGTTGAGGAAGCCCAAACGCTGTCCTCTCGCTCGCTTTCGTTGCTTCGCCCGACCATTCGCGCACCCGGCTCGCAACTGTGGTTCTCATGGAACCCGCGCCGGAAGAACGATCCGGTCGATGAGATGCTGAGGCCGGCTGACAAAAGCCTATTGCCGACCGGCGCCGCAGTGGTGAGGGCCAACTGGTCTGACAATCCGTGGCTGCCCGCCGAACTCGATCAAGAGCGCAAGGACTGCCTACGCACCGACCCGGATCAATATCCGCATATCTGGGAAGGCGATTACGCCACGGTTCTGAAGGGCGCATATTACGCGGCCTCTCTCGCGGAGGCCAGACAGCAGAAGCGCATCACGCGGGTTGCCAAAGACCCGCTGATGACCATCAGGGCCATCTTCGACATTGGCGGCACAGGAGCAAAGGCAGACGCCTGCGCAATATGGATATGCCAGTTCATCGGGCGGGAAATCCGGGTGCTGGACTATTACGAGGCAGTCGGCCAACCGCTTGCAACGCATATCGCGTGGATGCGGGAACGTGGCTACGCAAAGCCTCTCTGCATCCTGCCGCATGACGGCTCGACCAACGACAAGGTTTACGACGTGTCATTCGAGAGCGCGCTGAAGTCAGCCGGCTTTGATGTCACGGTTGTTCCGAACCAGGGCAAGGGCGCGGCCAAGATGCGCATTGAAGCGGCTCGCCGGTTGTTCCCGTCCATCTGGTTCAACGAGGCCACGACCGAAGCAGGGCGCCTTGCACTCGGCTGGTATCACGAAAAGCAGGACGAAGAGCGCAGCATCGGGCTTGGACCGGACCATGACTGGTCAAGCCACGGCGCGGACGCCTTCGGTCTCATGTGCGTCGTCTATGAGCCGCCACGCGAGATGAAAGTCCCCAAGCGCAACATGTCGTGGGTGGTCTGACGATGGCTGACTATTCCGACGAGCCCAAGAGCCCCAAGCCGAAAGGCATGGACGACACCAGGCTTGAGGCCATCGTCTCATCGCAGATATCGCTTGCCAAGTCACATGACAGCCGAGAGCGTGAGGGCGACCGATCCAAGGCGCTCGATTACTACATGGGCCGCATGGACAAGTATGTGCCGCCCGAGACCGGCAAATCCAAGGTGGTGAGCCGCGACACGGCAGACACCATCGGCTGGATGCTTCCGGGCATCATGCGTGTTTATACCGCATCCGACCGCATGGCGATTGCCGAGCCGGTGGAGGAAGCTGACGTGCCCTTCGCCAAGCAGGCGACGGACGGCATGAATTACGTGTTCTGGAAGGACAATAAGGGCTACGAGATCGTCTATGCCGCAACCTGGGACTCGCTGCTTGTCGGCAATGGTGTGGTGAAGACCTACTACGACGATACGCCGGTCTACACGACATCGTTCCACAGCGGCCTCAGCGAAGACCAAATGGCAATGCTTCTGGCGCCTGAGGATGATGACGAGCCGCCGGAGGTGCTGGCCAAGACCGAGGAAGACACAATCGACCCCGAGACGGGCATGTCGGTCAAGGTCTATGACCTGAAGATCAAGCGGAAGAAGGCGGAAGGCAAGTTTACCATCGAAGCCATTCCGCCGGAGCAATTCCTCATCGACGAGGATGCAATCTGCACCGATGATGCAGCCTTCACGGCACATTGGGAGCGCGTCACCCGTTCCGATCTCGTCCAGATGGGCTATGACAAGACGCTGGTGTTCTCCATTCCCCAGGCGGGACGCAACGAAACGCCGGAGGAAGCCGCTCGCCGGCTGGCCACATCTTCAGCCGATGCTGCTGACAAGTCGATGGAACTCGTTGATTACTACGAGTGCTTCATCCGCATTGATGTGGATGACGATGGCGAGGCCGAACTGGTCCGCGCCTGTTTCGGCGGCAGCGAAAGCGGCAAGCTGCTCGACTGGGAAGTGTGGGAGGACGAAAACCCGTTCGACGATATTCCATGCGAGCCGATCCCGCATCGCTGGACAGCACGGTCCATTGCCGACGAGACGATGGACGTTCAGGACATCAAGACGGTGTTGAGCCGGCAGGCACTCAACAACATCTACGCGGCCAACAATCCACAGCGGTTCGCGACGGGCGATATCACCAATCCGGAGGAATTGTTCTCCCCGACATTTGGCGGCGTCGTGTTCGGCAAGACCGGATCGACGTTGGCGGACCTGGCTGTGCCTTTCGTCGCGAACCACGCCTTCGAAGCCATGGCGATGCAGGATGAGGTCATCCAGCGTCGTACCGGTGTTTCCCGGCAGGGCATGGCGCTGGATCCCGAGACGCTGCAAAACCAGACGGCGACAGCCACCAACAAGGAATCGGACGCTAGCTATAGCCAGGTCGAGCTTGTAGCGCGCAATCAGGCCGAATGGGGCTGGTCCAAGGTGTTCCGCAAGCTGATGCGGCTGATGATCAAGCATCAGGGTCCGCGCCGGCTGGTGATGAACGACAAGAAGGCAGTCGACATCGATCCGCGATATTGGAACGCGGATATGAAGGTGACAATCAATGTAGGGCTGGGCACCGGCTCCCGCGACCGCGACTTGATGATGTTGCAGACGGTGTTGCAGACGCAGCTTGCC